ACTTCCGCCAAGGGGTTCATGCCCTTCAGCGCATGATCTTGGCCCGCCCTGCTCGTCGTGAGATTAACGGCTATCGGCACCTATGATGTCGCCTCGTAAATGGTGGTCGAATGCCATCCTAAACAAGCGGAAGTCGTGGGCTCGATGGTTCACCAGGCGGGTTGAGGCTCGCCGGTTTCCGGAAGGCTGACGTGCCCATCCAGATCGGCACCGCCACCGTCGAGTTCACGCCTGACGGCTGCGTGACGCGCTACCAGGACGGCACCAGCTACGGCGCCCAGCCCCACGACACCCACCACTACCACGTCATCGCCCATCGCTGCGGCTATGGTGACGACATCTTGAGCTACTGCCGCGAGCATGAGATCGCGCACCACATCACATGCGAGTGGATCGTCGGATTCCCGTCGCACGTCATCTCGTCGCTGGCTGCCGGCCAAGAGCCGCACCAGGGCGTTGCGGTGCTGGAGGAGATTGCGGCTCACACGTTCCAGCGCTGGCTCCGGGCGAATGAGAGACCGATCGTGGGCGGCGTGGACTGGAACGCTCTGAAAGCCCGCGCCCTGGCCTTGCTCGATGCGGTATGACCTCGCCGCCCTGATCCGGCGCCAGCGTAAGCCCAGGAGGGCGATCACCTTTCACCCGATCAGCGCGCCAGCCATGTTCGCGGGCGATCTGTTCGCGATCTATCAGCCTGTCGTCGATGAGTGGGCGCGCGGCATTGATCAGATCATGTCGACCTACGAGCGCGCACTTGCCCAGATCACCACTGACAGCCCCGCTGATGTGGGCGTTGAAGTAGGCAAGGTCGAGGCGGTTGCGGCCACAGTCATTCTCAGCGTTAGGGCTCGTCTAGAGCGCTGGGCGCAGCGCATTGAAGCTTGGCAGCGGTCCAAATGGCGCGCGGCGGTGCAGGCAGCAGCCGGCGTGGACATCGGTATGCTCATCGGCCCCGGTGACGCGCGGATGACCTTAGAAGCGACGGTCGAGGCAAACGTCGCGCTTGTCCGCTCGGTGTCTGACCAAACTCGCGATCGGATCACCGGCGCTGTGGTTCGCGGGCTGCAGAACCGATCCGCGTCGGCTGATGTAGCGAAGGAAATCCGCGAGAGCGCGGGCATGGCTCGTCGGCGTGCACGCAACATCGCAGCAGATCAGACCGTCAAGATTACTTCGCAGCTAAACGAGGAGCGGCGCAGGCAGGCGGGCATCGACAAGTGGAAGTGGGTATCGAGCCACAAGGTGCATTTCCGGCCTGAGCATGCCGCCCGCGACGGTCAGATCTACGACGATACCGAGCTGTTGGGAGATCGACCAGGTATGGCGCCGTATTGCGGGTGTACGTCGCAGGCGCATCTTGATCTTGACGCGCTGATCGCGGAGCTTGCTGAGGCGGCTTAGGCAAACAAGAAAACCCGGTATCTACTCGCTTGCGGGGGTACTCGGCTCACTGCCCTCACGCGCCTTACGTTTGTTCCGCTCGTACGATTGTTTTTTCAGATGCACGCTCAGAGCATAATCGACCGGGTCATAGTTCCTCGTGGCCGGGCCGAAGATTCTACGAAGTTCATCCGTGATAGTTTCAAGGCGTTGTTGGGCGTGCCGAAGGGTTAATGTCGCAGTTTCTATTTCCACCCTGCACCGCAAAGCGTCACGAGCCAGGATTTCTATTTCTGCATCGGCAGGCTCATACATCGATTGCTCTAAGATCGCGGCGGCTTCCGCGCTCATTGAACGGCCATTGGCCCGCGCTCGCTGGGCAATGCGATCTTTGATGCCGTCAGGCACGCGCACCAAGAGGGTGTCTTGCTCACGAACGGGCTTTTTAACGATCGGCATAGTGGCTCCAAAAAAATCACCCACCCTATGATACGCGCTTGACCAACGTGCTACACGTGATACACCGATAATCGTCGCGTATCACAAAGGAGAAAAACGTGTCGCCAAAGCCCGTAAGAGAGTGGGACCGCATCCTACTTCGTCTGCCGGACGGCATGAAGTCCCAGGTTGAAGATGTGGCTGCGGACAACTGCATGCCGCTGAACAGTCAATTAGTGCAATTGATCAAGCGCGGCCTTGCCGCAGAGAAAGCGGCGTCGAGCCAGGCCTGAGAACCGCTCGACGCCTATCAAAGGAGCAATCCAATGAACGACATGACAATAGGTGGGTTTGGTCAGTCTGGCCAGTCCCAGACTATGAGCAGCCGCGAGATCGCTGATCTGTGTGAGAAGGAGCACAAGCACGTCATCCGTGACATTCGGACGATGTTAGAGGCTCTGGGGGATGGCCCAGATTTGGACCATCCTGAGGAAGTGACCGATGCGCGGGGTTACACGCGGGAATATCTGCTCAACCGTGATCTGACCCTGACGCTGGTGTCCGGCTACAACATCCAGCTTCGTCATCGGATTATCAGGCGGCTTGACGAACTTGAAACCCAAGCGCGGCAACCGGCAGACCCTATGGCCGCGCTGAACGATCCGTCAGCGATGCGCGGTATCCTCCTGTCCTACACAGAGAAGGTGCTGGAGCTTCAAGGCGAAGTTGAAGAGATGCGCCCGCAGGTTCAGGCTTTAGAACGCATTGCCATATCGGACGGCTCGCTCTGCGTTACGGATGCCGCCAAGACGTTGCAGGTCCAGCCTAAAGCGCTCTTCCAGTTTCTGGACTCGCACGGGTGGACCTACACTCGGCAGGGCGACAACACCCGGATTGCCTACCAAGCTAAGCTGCAAGCCGGGTTGCTGGAGCACAAGACGACCGTGGTGACGCGCTCGGATGGGTCCGAGAAGACGACGACGCAGGTTCGTGTCACGCCCAAGGGCCTGACCCGGCTTGCGAAGGAATTCCCCCCAGTCGCGCACGCAGCCTAGAAACGAAAAGAGCGGCGCTGGGAGTAGTGATCCCGCGCCGCTCATAGCCAAACCGAAGGAACCGATCATGACTGCGACCGTCATAGCCTTTCGTGCGCCTACTGCCAAGCCCGCTAACGATAACAATCCCGAACCGACGCCACCATCGTCTGCTGACGCGAAATATGCCCTTATCGCCATGCAGGCGATCGAGAAGCACGCGATGATCGTGGCGGCACGACCGAACTACAAGCCAAGCCGGCCAACAGAACTTCCCCTCAAAAGGGCTGTTTGCGAACACGCTTGCGACAAATGCTACATGGGTTGCGCCATTGCCCCCGAGCGTTTGCTCTGGTGGGAGGGAGAACTCGCCAAGGCATGCGGCACAGGCGCTGTCCGTCAGATCGGGAGGGCGTGATGTCCTTCACCGCACAGTTGACGTATGAGCTGGTCTACACCGCACAGGCGCTTGCAACGCTGGGAGGTAGCCCAGAATGGGATGCCGCAGTCACCAAGATGCTCGCTACACAGAGCTTGTGCCGTGCCGATGAAAATTACGGCGTCAAGGCGAAGGCTGACGAAGAGGCCGGGTGGGTGAAAATCCATTTGGAGGATCGCTACGGGAAGGAATGGAAGCATCACCCTGAAGCATCCAGCGAGGTGGCAGTGCTTCAGCGCTCAGGCGAACAGGCTGATGCGACGTTCCATGAGAAGTACACCAAGCCATACTGGGCGGCCATGCGGGCACTGGCTCATACGCCGGCGCCCACTCTCGCGGCTGCTTGCTTCAAGCAGAGCGTCATCCAGCACGATGAGGTCTGGAACGACAGCGACATGAAGGGAGACTGCATGGAACTCGTCACCGCCGATTTCGCGAGACTGACAGCGGTAACCACCGGCGCGAACCGTCCGTAGTCGTCTCATCTTACATCAACGAAACAGGATCGGCCGGCGAACTGTCGGCCAGGAGAACCACCATGGCGTCTGCAAAGACAACGGCAATTGAGTTGCCTCCGCTTAAGATCGAAACCGTACAGTTCCTCCTTGTTGGGGATAGCCCCCTCATCGTTCACGCGTGGTCCGAAAAGGCGAAGAAGCAAATGCTCGACAAGCAGATGGGCAGGGCAACCAAGAAAAAGGAGCATAAAAGCCCGGAAGCCGACTACGAAGCGTGTTTCTATCGCCTTCCTGACGGTCGCTATGGTTTTCCTTCCATAGGCGTAAAAGCGGCGATGGTCTCCGCCGCCCGCTTCGTGGATGCCAAAATGACGGTATTGCGCGGTGCGGTCCACATCGATGGCGAACTAGTGGAAATTATCGGGGATCCTCAGCCTCGCGAGGATATGGTCCGCGTAGGTTTAGGGACAGCAGATATCCGGTATCGCCCCGAGTTTGTCGCGTGGCGTATGCCCGTCAAAATAAAATTCAACGCTGCGGTTATCACCCCTGAACAAATCGCCAATTTGCTCAACAATGCTGGTTTCGGTGTTGGCCTGGGAGAATGGAGACCGGAGAAGAATGGCTCGTATGGCCGCTTCCATGTTGGTTCAAGCGAAGAGGTTTGACCATGATCTACAAGTGGAAAACGGGCTCCCACCACTCACCTGACATTGATGCGCAAGTGGCGGGCGAGGAGCTAGAACGCATTCGCGTGAGGCACAACGGTCGTCTTGAGAATGCCGATGTGGTGGATGCCGCTAAGGATGAGCGATCGCCGCTCCATCCTGCGTTCGAATGGGACGATGAGACGGCGGCACATGCTTATCGCCTAGATCAGGCAGGAAACCTCATCCGAGCTGTCGACGTGGTGATCGAGAAGCCAAGTGGCGAGGCGCGTCCCATCCGTGCCTTCGTCTCGGTAAAGCGCGATGAAGATCGTTCCTACACCAGTGTGCAGCATGCGCTATCGGATGTTGACTTGCGAGCGCAAGTTGTGGCCCAAGCATGGGCGGAATTGGAAGCGTGGCGGAAACGTCATGCAGAGCTGGTCGAGTTCGCGGCGGTGTTCGCAACGATGGATCAGGCTTGGGCCGCCTAAGGGTCCGAAACGTGGCAGGCAAGGTCTGGTAAGGCGAGGTGGGTCTAGGCACATCGCGGCAGGTAAGGCGAGGCATGTCATGGCACAGCACGGCTAGGTTTGGCGGGCTAACTGGAATGTCTTAGCGAGGGCGCTGGGAGTGATCCTGCCGCCCTTCCCTTTCTCACGGTAATTGACGGCGGTAAGAACCTTCCACGCACGCATGTAGCGTGCTCGGGTGCAATTCCATGACGCCCTCACCCTAGACGCCCCACGTCGCACCCAGGACGGCTTTCTCGCCGTCCGTGCCCGTGCCGCTCGTACCGGCGTCTACGACTACGCTGGCCGCGAGGTGGACCCGGACAACACGCATGGGCTTCGCGATGCCGCTACCGTCAAGGTACTGCGCGACGAGCATACCGTGTTCGACGAACGCGCCGCTCGCAGCTTTATCGGCAAGCCGGTCACTGACGATCACCCGACCGTTGCTGTCACTGCGCATAATCACCGTGACCTTGCGCGTGGCACGGTCATGGGTGCGATCCGCGACGGCGACTACCTCGCGTTCGACCTGCTTCTGACCGACGCCTCGACGATCGCCAAGGTCGATGCCGGCAAGCGCGAACTGAGCAACGGCTACACGTCCGACCTTCAGTTCGGCGACTTCACCGCGCCCGATGGCACCAAGTGCCAGGCGCGGCAGACATCCATCACCGGAAACCATGTTGCGCTGGTCGATCGTGGTCGCGCTGGTTCCGAATGCGCCATCAAGGACGGGTTCGCCGTCTGCGACACCCTCCCCCTCCCTAACGTAACGGAGAAGCCCGTGAAGACCATGCTCATCGACGGGTTGACCGTCGACGTGTCGAATGTCGACACCGCCGAAAAGACCATCGGCACGATCCTAGCCGCCCGCGATGCCGCCACTGCCCAGGTTACGGACCTGCAGAAGGATGTGGCCTCCAAGGACGCCGAGATCGTCAAGCTCACTGCCGACAAGCAGGCGCTCGAAGCCGCCAAGCCCACCCCGGCCCAACTGCGCGATGCTGCCAAGGCGTTCTCCCTCGTCTGCGACAAGGCGAAGGCTGCGGGCGTGACCGTCACGGACGCCATGGACGAGACGGCCATCGTCAAGGCTGTGGTCGACGCCAAGCTGGGGGCCAAGGCCGCGAACTACACCGCCGACCAGTACGCCACGGCCTTCGATGTGCTCACGGTCGACGCCGGGACCACCGTCGTGTCGCTCGGCTCGCCCACCAACATCACCGATGGCGCCGCTGTTCGCGACCTCATCAAGAACCGTCGCAACGCGGCCTAAGGGAGACCCGACATGGCAATTGCTCAGAGCACCTACGTCGATACGCTGGCTCCCGGTTATCCCGGCATGGTCGCGAACGCCGAGACCAGCAACCGTATTTCGCGCACCTGTGAAGACGCTGCCGGCATCACCTTCGGCAAGGCCATCTTTCGCGGCGCTGGTGACCATGGTTGCACGGCCACGCCGACTGCCGGCGCGCTGCTCGGCATCTCGATCGCGCACGAAGCGCTGGGTGCCAGCCTTGCCGGCACAGTCGATACCTTCCCTCAGTACAGCACCGTGCCGATCCTCACACAGGGCGTCATTTGGGTCACCGCCGGCGCAACTGTTGCCAAGGGCGACCAGGCTTACGTCACCAGCGCGGGCGCTCTCACGAACGTCTCGACCAGCAACGTGATCCTGCCCGGCTTCTTCTTCGATACCTCGGCTGCGAGCGGTTCGCTCGTCAAGCTTGCCAAGCGCTAAGGAGGCGCCACAGACATGCAGTTCTATGACGCCGCCACGGGCAAGGTCGACTACCGCGCATGGAAGGACCACGACGCCGCGCTGGCGTTTGGTTTCCGCGACTCCTCCGACGCGTTCTACACGGACGTGCAGGTCGGCGTGGCCTTCCTCACCCCGCAGCTCTGGCGCATTGAGGCTGAGGTCTACGAGCGCAAGTACCCGAACTTCGAACTCGACGGCCTGATCTACGTCAACGAAGACGGCGACATGTGGGACGTCGGCACGATGTTCTACTCGCGTGATGCTGTCGGCCGCGCCGAGTTCCTGTCGGGCAAGGGCTTCGACATGCCCTATGCCGGTCAGCTGAACGATCAGGCAACCCGTGGCTACCACCTGGCCGGTATCGGCTATGAGTGGACCATCCAGGAGATGCAGCGCGCCGCCAAGCTCGGTCGCGCTCTTGGCTCCGAGAAGGCTGGCGACGCAACGCTGGCCGCCAAGGTGTTCAAGCGTTCGGTCGCGATGACCGGCCGCACGCCTGGCGCCGCTACGTCAGAGAAGAACTGGACGGGCCTGGTCAACGACCCGAACGTGCCGGTATCGAATGTCGCCGCGACGGGAACGGGCACCACCACAGCCTGGGCCAACAAGACCCCGGACGTCATCTCCAAGGACATCTGGGACGGCGTGAACGCGGTGGAGAGCCAGACCGGCGAAGTTCACACCGCCACCACCGTGGGCCTGCCCACTGCCAAGCTGCGCTACATCGAGCAGACCCGCATGACCGATGGGTCGGGCCGGATCATCGACTTCATCCGTGGTGACAACGCGGCCGGTGGTCGCACGATTCAGTTCGTCAACATCCGTGAGCTTGCTGGGGCCGGCGCATCCGGCACCGATCGCATGATGGCGTGGGACAATGACCGCCAGGTGGCGCAGTTCCACCTCCCCGGCGAGCATACCTTCCTGGCGCCGCGTCAGGCGTCCGACATGACCTATTCTGTCGGCGGCATCATGAACGTGGGCGGCACCGAGATCCGCTTGCCCAAGGCGGTCGTGTACCGCGACGGCATCTGAGGAGCGCGACGATGAAGAAGTTCACCAACTACGCCCCCGGCCCGCGCGGCATCACCCTCAAGAGCGGTGAGACCGTATGGCTGCAGCCGGGCCAGAGCGAGAGCGTTGATCCCTCCAAGATCGTGGAGCCGTTGCCTGATCTCGGCAGCAAGGTCGAGCAGGACACTTCCGAGCTGGACGCGATCACCGCCGAGCGCGACGAACTGAAGGCCCAGGTGGCCGACCAGGCCAAGGAGATCGAGGGCCTGCGCGCCGATCTGGAGAAGGCGACCAAGCCGGCGAAGTGAGCCTTCGCGAGTTCGTCACGAGGGCCGCTGCTCACCAGGGCGGCGGCCTTTTCGTTAGGAGATCATAGTGGCCGATACCGTGAATGGCGTGCTGGTTGTCCGAGACAGCGCTGGCGTTCTGCGTGAAGCGTCGCGAGATCCGAACGACACGACGGCTATGCTGCCGTCGCCTGACTTCACGCCTGAGCAGCAGGCCATGGCTAAGCTCCCCCTGCCCTTCCGTAACCTGATCCGTGACCCGTTTATCGCGCCTGTCGTGGTGGGCGGCAAGACTACCGCATACCCGCAAGCCTTCCTTGATGCGATGGTGGCCAAGGGCTGCTCATCCTTCCGCATCATCAACCCGAACCAGTGCTGTATTCGGTTTCGCGGTGCCAAGGACATGGACGACTTGATCAAGGAAGGCGAAGGCCGCTTGCTAGGTCCTGGCGGCGTCGAAGTGTTCAGCACGCAAAACCCGACGCATTTAAGCGTCATGCCCGTCGCGCGTCCCGGCCTGCCGATCCCCTCCGAGCTTGCCCCGGTCGAACTCAACTATGGGATCGGCGGCTGATGCTGCGCTCGCTGGGATGGGGCCGGAAAGGCGATAAGGGCGACCCAGGCGCCGCCTCCACTGTTGCGGGCCCCAAAGGCGATCCCGGCAAGGATGGCGCTGCGTCTACCGTTCCCGGTCCTGCAGGCAAGTCGGCTTTCGAGCTTGCCCAAGCGGCGGGCTTCACGGGCACGCAGGCCGAGTGGCTGGCTAGCCTCAAGGGGGCAAAAGGCGACACTGGCGCGGCGGGCGCGACACTCATCGGGCAGGTGGTAGTCGGCCAGACGGCCGCTGTGGCCATCGCGCTCGGCATCCGCGAGGTCACAGCAGCCCTGACCGGCGCGGTAGTGGGCGAGCGCTATCAGTGCTTCTGCCGCAGCTACAAGCTCAACGGATCGGCCACGCCCAT